TTTCGCCCCCTCGGCCTTTTGTGTTTTCTTCCGCGTTCTTACCCGCCGCACTGGTTGCGACGGTGTCTTCACTATCGCTATTTACTTCAGAGGATTTTTTGCTGTTTGGGATTTTGTCTAAGCTATCTATTTTGACCCAATCCGACCAACTATCTGTCTGATAGTTTGTCTGATGTCTCTCGTATACATCTGTGCTGTACGCAATATAGGCAATTTGACGACACCAACGGCCATCACCGCCTGCAATAACTTGGATGTGACAACCATTGCCAGCTACAGGGAGATTTTGTGAACGGCTTGCTTGTGCAACGGCATAAATACCGTCTGTTTGTAGCGTGTTTACATTGCCAACAAAGTTCTCAATTTTAAAATTCCCAATGCCATAGCCCGCTAAGGTTGTGGCGGGGGATTGTTTGCCATTGGCAAGGTCATAAGCGGTTTTGACCGCAGCACTGGTTGCGACGGTGTCTGCACTATTGCTATTTACCTCAGAGGATTTTTTACTGTTTGGAATGTAATTACCCAAATTACGCGTAATTGCATCAATTAATGCTTTTAAGCCTTTAATCGCTTTCGGCGTTGCAGCCATATCTTCGGCATCTGAATCATAGCCTGAAAATAATTTTACAATCCCCTTTTTAACTAAACTTGCGATAGGTAACTTGTGCGTATGGCCCTGTTTATCTTTAGTGTTTTCGGTTTCGTCATCTAATGTAAGCGGATTCATACCTAAAAACGGCGATAGTAAACGGCGATCTGTCACATTGCCTTGGCTGTCAATATCCGCCAAAATTTGCACATAGTGTTGACGGTTTGCGGTGTCCACATAATCGGCTTTTGATTGCGTGAGATACTTAATTTCGGTTTGATATTCGCCAGTGACAGTACAATGATGCACGACATCGGCATAAACTGAACATGGTAGATTGTTTGCGGTGAGGTTATAAAGTGCGGTTAAATCCATACGCACCCCTTCCACGTAAGCTACACCTGGTTGAATAGTAAATTGATTGCCTGTTTTACGTTTAACCAGAAAACTATCATCGAAAAATACTGCTCTGCCATACAGATCACGATTGGTTAAACGAATTTTTTCATCAAGTCCATGTAATCTCACAGTAAAATCAATTTGCCAAGTGTTCGCATTGACATTAATGCCCGTCAAAGCTTTTGCGCCACTAAATTCTAAAAGAATATTGCGCGTAATACTGTTGCCTTGTACAGCATTTTTATTACGGATTTTTTTCACTGTATCCGTTTGCACCGCAACGGCTAAAAGATTTTTAGAACGATTAATCAAACCAATAAAATTGAAATCAAAATCGCCTACTTCAGTACCAATAGTCACAGAATACACAACGGCATTTTCATTAATCACGCCACTTTGTGACACGGCTTGGCGATGTACAATTTGTGTCGATGTCGGCATAGTGAGATATTGCGCAAGATTGTTCTCATTTAACCCTGGAATATTGGCAAAAATAAATTCATCAAACTGTACTGTGCCACGTGCAATAGCTTGTTCTGCAACGTAGCGTTCAAATTGTGGCGTAATTAAACTAGCCATAAATAAACCTCTTATTGTTGTTATTATCAGTTTACTTTCACATAAAAACTTTGGTGATCATGGTTAAATTCTCCGTGATAAATACTCACGGTTTCTTTAGTGATCACTTCAAAGGTATAACGCCGACAAGTGCGGCCATATTTTCGAATGATTAAATTGAGTAATTCTGTTTTCTTCGCTAACTGGGAATCACTGATTCGAATTTTGATCACATCCCAATTTTCTCTGTCAAAACGTTCTTCAATTTCTACATAGCCAATGCCTAAGCGTTCAAAAATTCGGATAAAGCCCGCTTTACTGCCCGCATCTTTCGCATTTAAAAAGGCATATTTCACACGCTTACGGAATAGCTCTAACGGCTCACCCTCAAATCGTTCTACGTCACGTTGATAGGCGATTAAATTTAAAATGCGTTCACTGCAGTGTTCTTCATCTAAAATATTGAAGGGAAATTTGACCGCACTTAAAACATAATCCCACCATTTGCCAAACAGCACGGCGACTTTGTTAAGTTCGCCTTTATCCATCCAGAAGGGCAATTTTATTTTCATTTGCTCCCCTTACTTTTGGACTGTGACTGATAATTGCTGAATGCGCGGAATAGATAAATCGCTTTGAATATCGCTTTGCCCCCATACGATAGATGCAATTTCGCTGATGTTGTCGTGGATTTCTTCGCCCAATTTTGACCAGCTAAAACGACTAAAAGGGTAAGTTCTTGTTACACCATAATTATTATTTTCGCGGAATGCGCAGCGGATCATATTTTCCACTTGTTGTACAATTTCTTGTTTACGCACATCGCCAACAAAAATAGACGGCTGGAAGTAAATTGCACAAGTTAAATTATGTTTAGTTTCTGGCATGGCGTAGCAAATTAAATCGTCACCGTGTCCGTGAAAACCCTCGTCACGCACATGGCGATTGACTTTATCAATAAATGGCTGACTGGTTACGCCTGTGTCTAATAACAAATAAGCATTTGCCGTTCCTGGCCCACGTGGCGCATCATGTTTAAAATAAATTCTATCCACAGATAAGGCGGCGACTTTCGCGATCATGCCTTTGTAAACGCTGTCGATATGGTGTTGGCCAACACTCGAAAATTGCGTGCGATAACGTTCTCGTAATTCGTCGTTAGTTTCTCTGTCAGCACCTGGCGATGTTAGCCAATCTTCTAAATTCTCTACCGCACTTACCCCTGCGATAGATTCTGGCAAAATACGGTAATAACCTGCAGCCAAATTGAAATTTGCGCCAGCCTGCTCTGCGATTACTGGCACAGGCGCGCGCAACACACCTTTAGGAATAAGGGTGTCTTGCGTGACAATCAAACGGAAAATCACATCATTAATACGCTCTGTCTGAATCACCGTGCCCGCTTTAATGGTGAGATCGGTTACATCGCTTTCTTTTGTAAAATGCACGACACCTTCTGCTTTTGTTGCGGCTTTAAAATCTAAGCCCACTGCCCAGGCTTGAATTTGTAACCAACTATCTTTTGCAGTTTTTACAAATAAATTCGGCAGAATTTCAGCAATTAAATGATCTGTCAGCCACTTCACAGGCTTAACCGCAATGGCAGTGATTAATCGCCAAAATGGACTCATTCGGCTTGTGTTAGTAATCAATCCTTCTTGTGCGGTTAAGCGTTCAAATTCTTGACGGATTTGCGTTTCTTCCGTTGGCAATCCGCTTTCAGCTAACATTTGTTTAAAATTATCACTCATTTAAACGTAACTCCAATTCATCAAGTCGCCCAAATTCATAAGTTTCAGCGGTAATAAATAACTGTCCTAAACGTTCTTCGCTAATGGAAACGGTACCTGGAATCAAGCGCACATCTTCTTCAACCAATAACACCATTTGCAAAATAATATCGCGACGTAAAATGCGCGAACGCTCTGCGATAAGTTGTGTCGCCAATCCACTTTCTAAAATAGCGTGTTTAATATCTTGCGCAATAGATATTCGGTTATCGCAAATTAGCGGCTGATTGCCGCTATCTAGCGTAATGTCTTCGCCCGTAATCAATAAATCAAGGTAAAGTTTTTCCATTTATCACCCTGCCGCCAACTGTTCTTTATTGCGCAATTTCTGCCAAATTTCTTCACTGTTGTTACTATTGATAGTGACGCCACCATAGTTTACGGTACGTTGTTCTGTGCGGTTTTGTGTCAATGTTTTTGTCACAGAACCTTGAGGCATCGAATTTAATTGTGGTTGTAGACTATCGCTTAAACTGAAATTTGAACCGTCTGATACCCCAGTAGCTAGTGCGGGGCTTAATGCTTGTGCGGTAGGGTTATCTTTCCACTCTGGAATTAACGGAATATTAATGCCAGGTAATGAGTTTGCTTTTTCAATAATAAAATTCAGCATTTTGACAAAAGCATTCACAATACCTTGGAAAGCATTTAAAAAGATGTTTCCTAATGCATCACCAATTTTTAGAAAACTATCAATCGGTGCGCTACTATCCCATAGGGTTAGCACGGCTTGCCAACCATCTATAATGCTATTCACCACAATAGAAAACACATCAGCAACAAAATTAAATGCCTGTGCGACCAATTCAACTGCATCAAGCACCGTGTTAAACACAACGCCCAGTGCATAACCAAGATCAATACCGAATTGTTGAAAACTATAAGCTGAATCAGAAGCACCGCCAAATAAGCCAATAATACGCCCAATAGTTGAGCCGATTTTTTGCAATGCTCCCCACACTAAAGAAAACGCATTAAATAATGGGTCAAGAGATACACCCGCAGCTTTAAAACCTTGGATAAATCCACTAATAAATTGCATAAATTCATCACGGAATTTATAAATAAAAATTCCCAATCCCACGATTGCTGCAGTAACCAACATAATAGGACTTGCAAGAAAAGAGAACGCCACACCAATAGCTGATATAATGCCACTCATTAAAGTCAATGCAGCAGTTAAACCTGTAAAGCCTATCAATGCCCCCGCAGCATAGCCAATCCATCGAGCAATATTTTTGTAAGTTCGTAACCAGTTTGTAAATTCTTGCCCCATATCAGCAATACGATTCATCACAGGCTCAAGTTTTGCAAGGATCTGTGTTCCAATGGCAATTTTAATGTTTTGAAAAATAGCTTGAAAACGCATCCATGAATCCGTCACTGTTTTTGAAATTGCCATGGCATCATCAAGGGTTTTCATATTATCGATTTCAGCAATATCCGCTTTCAGTGAATCAATCTTCGGTAAAAGGTTGTTAATAACTTGCGCCGCCTCTTTCGTACCGAATGCTTTTTGCAGCTCATAGAGATTTTCTGAATTTAACTCACCGTATTTACCCTTGATTTTTTCAAGAATGTCGATAATTGGTAGCATTTTTCCTTGAGAATCTAAGAAAGAAAGTCCAAGTTTTGATTGTGCTTTGACTGCGCCGCTTAAAAATGCGGCGGATTTTTTCCCGGCAAGACCGCCCTCAAAGACAAT